CGCGAACGCGCCGCGGCGGAGTAGCCCCCCGTGCTTTTGCTTCTCGCGCTGGCGATAGTGTGTCGCCGCTACCTACACTGAACCCTAGGCCCTGGCAGAAATGCCGGGGCCTTTTGCTTTGCCTCCTAGCAGGCGTTTAAACGCGCCTTCATGGCGCTAGGCTAGTCCGGTAGCCTCCCGCGCCCAATCGTCGATTCTAGGTACCGCTACGGCGCCGGAATCGGCATCCGCGACCATGGGCGGAAGGTCACGCAAGCGCCTAGCGCGTATGTGCGCACCTATGCGCAGCCGAGCGCGAGCGTATGCGCGCGCGCATAGCGCGCACGCGCCGCGCATAACGCGAGCGCGCGCAGCGCGCGGGCGGGCGCGCGTGCGCGTGTCCTCCTATTAGGCCGCCGATTAGGCGGGGCTCATTACGCGAGCCTCGAACCGGGCGCGCATGGCGCGGCGGGTAGCCTGCGCCGAGCAGGCCTGACAGCCGCCGAGGGTGGGCCTCGGGCTGCGCAGCCGCTCGTGGCTCAGCTCATGCACCTTCCCGCAGTCGAGGCAGGCCACCTCGTAGCGGCGGTGCCGCGCCTTCGCGTCGGGCGTGATGCAGCCTATTACGCGCACGCGATGCAGGCGTGCGGCCTCCTCGAAATCCGCCTCATTACGCAGCCTCGGGGTGCGGGTCATGCCGTAGCGGCAGCCGCAGCTCTTGAGACCGCCGTTCAGGTGCGTCAGGCTTCTATTACGCACCTCCCGGCCGCAGTCGCAGCGCAGCACGATGGGCTTCACGCTGACGCAGGTCAGGTAGTGGTATCGCCTGCCGACTTCGAGCTTGTCGAACTCGTCGCGGCTCATCGCCAGCCTCCATTACGGCCGCCCTGCATCCCGGCCTCGCTCTCGCCCATCTTGGCGGCGAGCGCCTTCCGGCGCCGCTCCTGCGCCCACTCCTTCTGCCAGGCCCACTGCCGGCGGTTGCAGTCCTCGCACATGGTCATCGGCCTCGTGTTGAGGTTGGTGCAGACGATGCCCTCCAGGCACTTGTAATACCAGTGCTCCGGGTGAGCCTGCCAGTAGTCGAGCTTACGCCCATCGGCGTAGCTCGGGAACTCGGCGTACATATCCATGTCGATGGCAAGCTGCGCGGTGCGGCAGCGATGCGTTGGGATCTCTTTCATCAGAACATCTCCACTTGGCGAGGGTCGCCGGGCACGCGGTAGTGCCTCATTAGGCGGCCGTCCTCGCCGCGTAGCACCTCGAAGACCAGCCTGCCCTCGGCCACCAGGTCGTTGAAGCGTGCGCTCGCCGTCTGGTGCTTCAGCTTCAGGCCCTGCGTAGCCTGCTCACAGGTGCAGCCGGGATGCGCCTTCACGTACTTGTAGACCTGCTCCTTAATGGGCTCCACCACGGGCTTGATCCTCGCCGCAGCATCCTGCGAGCAGGGGTCGTCGGTCGACAGCGGTCGATTATTTTTCATCGCACTACCTTTCTCAGTTCTCCCCAAGGCCATGATGAATACGTTGCTTGCGTTCGTCAATGCCTGTTGACAACTATCGCAGCGTACGTATGCTCCGAACCTCCGGCGAGGCGCCGGTGACTGGAGCAAGCATGAGCAGCATCGATTTGGTAGACTTGGAGGAGATCGAACGCCGGTTGGCGTTCGTGATGAGCGAGCTTCGCGCCATCCGCGACATGAGCTTCGGCATCGTGCGCACGGCACAGCCTGGCGGCCTCACGGACGGCATGAGCCGGTGGACGGAAGGCCGCTTCAGCGCCTTCATGCAGCAGGCCAATGACGCAGTGTGGACCGCGCGCTGCACGGTCGGCCTCGTGCCTGAGCACAAGGAGGAGCAGCAGTGATCGTCCCGCAGGACACCCTGGGGCGCATCGCGATTCGCCTCGGCCGTGCCTTCCAGCACCCATGGACGAAGAGCATCGACTCGTCCGCCATCTGGGACTGGGAGACGGCCAAGGCTGCCATCGAAGGCGCCACGAGCAAGAACCGCCCGGCTATCCAGAGCGGCTGCGCCGTCTCCTGGGGCCACAGCGGCTCCAGTACGACGTGGGAGCTGCGCCCCGCGCGCTGCGCCCTCTTCTTCCGCGACAAGGGCACGCTCAACGACAACGCGGGCAACGTGCAACTCGCCGAAGACTCGGCGGGGAACCCTGCCATCCGGGTGTTCTTCGAGCGCCTGGCGGGCATGAGCCCCGAGAACCTGTGGCGCTTCGACCGCGCCGTCACCAGCTTCTCGTGCGACCGCTGGCGCGTCTTCTACAAGATGCCGCCGGTGACGCTGCTCCAAGACGTGCTCGGCGACGACACGCCAACCGTGCCGTGCATCTTCTGGTACGTCGTCGACAGCGCTGGCCGTCCGACCATGCACGTCGTCGCCAAGGAAGACGAGCACGCCGAGGACATCCGCCCCGCGGCGGAGCGGCTGGCCCGGCTGACGAACCAGGGCCTCATCGACAACTGGCACCGCATGCTCGTGAGGAAGCCGGCATGACTGACGCAGTAACCGACTATGGCTTCATCTACGGCGCGGCCGAAGTGACGCGAATCACCAAGCTGCGCGGAACCGCTGTCATCGAGGTGAAGACGCCGAAGCAGATCGTCGCCCTGTACGTCACGAAGTCCGGGCAGATCCGTATTTACCACAAGGCAACGGGGGCTCCATGAACGAGGACCAAGCACGCGACCTTATCCTCGCCATCCGCGAGCTGTCCGCCCGCCTCGACTACTGGGGCGAGGAGACGCGCAAGCGGCTCACCGACGTACTTCGCGCCGAGAACCACGGCTGGCGCGTGCGTAACTACGTCGCCCGCTCGAACCTCATGCGCTCCGAGGAGTGGGAGCAGGGGAAGAAGGCCATCGTCGAGCGCCTGCAAATCGCTCCGACGGGCATGCTGAAGGAGGAGATCAAGCAGTTCCTAGTCGACGCCGCCCACAAGCGCGTCGCCGGAAGCATCCTAAGCTCCCGCAACGACGTCTGCCCGCTCGCTCAACTCGTGAAGGAGCAGCGCGTCTTCGTCAGCAGCGAGTCCGCCAGGAAGAACAACGTCGGAAGCGGGTTCAAGCGGTACCGCTACTGGAGCCGCGAGCACTACCTGCGCAACTACGCGCAGTTCTCAGACGACCAGCAACGCGACCTCGTAGAGGCCGCCATCGCAGAAGCAAAGCAGGAGAAGTAGCATGTCGAACATCGTCGTTAGCCAATCTCACACGATCGCGGAGGTGAGCCAGATGGCCTCCGCCGTCGCCAAGTCGAACCTCTTCGGCGTCAAGACGCCGGACCAGGCGCTCGCCCTCATGCTCCTCGCGCAGGCGGAGGGGCTTCATCCAATGGTCGCCGCGCGCGACTACCATATCATCGAGGGCCGCCCGTCGATGAAGGCGGACGCGATGCTCGCCCGCTTCCAGCTTGCCGGCGGCAAGGTGAAGTGGACCAGCCTGACCGACGCCAAGGTGGTCGGCGAGTTCACGCACGAGGCCGGCGGCACCGCCACCATCGAGTGGGATATGGAGCGCGCCAAGCAGGCCGGGCTCGGCGGCAAGGGCAACTGGCTCAAGTACCCGCGTCAGATGCTCCGCGCCCGCGTCATCAGTGAGGGAATCCGCACCGTCTACCCCGCCTGTGTCGTGGGGGTCTACACCCCGGAGGAAGTGGGCGACTTCGAGCAGCCCCGTGGAGGCGTCTACGAGGCCGTTCCTGCGCCGATCAAGCCGGCGCCCATCCCTGCCAGCGTCAAGGCGCTCCAGGCCGTTAAAGAGGCCGTGGGCGTCGCTCCCGAGCCCGAGGCGTCCAACATCGACGACGACGAGCTGCTTGGCCTACGCGAGGCCATCGAAGCCTGCACGACCGAGCACGCGCTCAAGGTGGTCGCGGCGCAGATCAAGAAGCGCGGCGTCACCGGCCCCGCCCAGCGCGAGCTTCGCGCCCTGCACGACGCGCAGAAGGCTGCGCTGAAGGCCGCTGCCGAGGAGCTTGCTCCCGAGGTGACGGGGGAGGTGGTCGATGCGTAGTCTGCCCGTCCTCCGCGCCAGCAGCACGACGCGCTGGCTCAACTGCACCTGGTTCTCCGGCCAGGAGTGGCCCGAGGGCGAGTCCTCCGCCGCTGCCGAGCGCGGCACCCGCGTTCACAACACGATCGCCCGCACGCTCGGCGCGTCGCCCGAAGGCGCCTCGGCGCAGGACGAGGACGAGATCGTCCTCGCCACGGTGGGCGTGACCTACGCGCACGCCATCATCGAGGAGGCCGGCGAAGGCTGGCACCAACTTGTCGAGCGCACGATGGTCTACCAGTCTCCGGCCGGCGTCGACGCCATCCAAGGCACCTGCGACTTCGCCCTCGTCTCCCCGGGCCTCGACTACGCCGTGCTCGTCGACTGGAAGACCGGCCAGCGCCACGGCGTCTACGAAGACCAGATGCTCACGTACGCCTGGCTCCTGCGCACGCTCTACCCGACGCTGCGCAAGGTCGACGTCCGCGTCGTCTACCTCCAGACCGGCGAGGAGGACCGCAAGATGCTCCACGCCGAGGACTTGGAGCAGCACAGCCTCCGCATGATGGGCGCCCTCAGCGACCGCTCCGAGGAGCCGCTGAAGGCCGTCGTCGGCCCGTGGTGCCAGTGGTGCCCGGCTACGCTCCAGTGCCCCAAGAACGAGGCGCTGGCCGTTGCCGTGCAGCGCGGCCTTGACGTCCCCAACATCGACAAGCTCATCACGAAGATCGAGAACGAGGACGAGGCGGCTACGGCTCACGCGCTCCTCGCCTACGCGAGCGAACTGCTCGCCAAGATCGAGCTTCAGATGAAGGCGTTTGCTCGTGCGAACGGCGGGCGCTTCCGCACGCGCGATGGCGGCGAGTACTACCGGGTCGAGGCGACCCGCGTGACGCTCGCGAACGACGACCGCGCCCTCGCACTCATCGAGCAGGCCGGCGCTGGCGAGGCCATCAAGCCCAGCGTCGCGTGGCCCGACGTGAAGAAGAAGCTCGCCAAGCAGGCGACAGCTCTCGAAATCCTGGAGGGCAACCTCCGCGACCTCAACCTCCTCAAGGAAACCCGGTACGACACATGGAAGACCAAGTAACGATGGAGCAGCGCGTCGCGCTGCTTGAGAACGCGATGGCCCGCACGCAGAAGGAGCTGTTCGAGCTTCAGCAGGCCATGAAGAAGGTGCAGACTGGCCCTGCGCCTAGCCCCTACGCGCCTGCGCAGCCGGTGCAGAACACGCTCATTCCTGAGCACGCGCGCCCGTGGTTCGCTGGCTTCAACGAGCGCGGCTTCCCGCAGGCACGCATCGCCATGCTGCACGAGATCCAGAAGCAGGGCGGCAGCGGTCGTGGCGACTGGACGGGCGACCCGGAGGTGAAGCGCGACCCGGCCCGCTGGAAGGGCGAGTCCATGGTCGGACGGCGCTTCTCGGAGACCTCTCCGGAGTGGCTGGACCAGCACGCGGGCTTCTGCGAGTGGCGAGCAAGCAAGGACCTGCAGAACCCCGAGAAGGTCAAGTGGGCCGGCTACTCGCTGCGCGAAGCTGCGCTCGCGAAGGGCTGGGCGCAGGCTCTCAAGAGCGGCGCGGTGAAGGCGACGGCGTACTCGCACCCGCGGGACGACGACGACTTCGCGTCTGACGACGGGATTCCGTTCTAGGCATGAGCCGGTGGACGTACATGGGGACGAGCGAGCTAGCCGCCATCGGTGGTATGCGGGCTGGCGAGGCTCGCCGTCTCATCATCGAAGTCACCGGCGTCGACCTCTACGGTCGGCCGCAGCGTGTTACGGCAGGACAGGTCGAGGACTACCTTCGTGAGCATGACGAAGCGGTCCCGGCCCTCCTGCTCGCACTCTGCGCCGACAAGCGCGAGTACCCTCGCTGGCTCGTAGACCTGGCGCACGAGTGGCGGCAGGCATGCAAGCGGCTCAAGGGCAACCGCCAGGGTCCGACTCCGCGTAGGCCGATGATGGCCGACGCACAGACACTCGACGAGGCTTACGAGATCGCTCAGGTATTCCCTGAGCTTGAGATCCGCGGCCAGCTCGACGCCGGTGAATTGCCACCGGAGTACAAGATGAGAGATCACTGGCACTTAGGAGAAGACGATGGGGAAGGCTCAGAGAGACAAGGGTAAGCGCGGCGAGCGCGCTACCGCGAAGGAGATTGCCGATCGGTTCGGCGTGGATGCACACCGAGGCTGGCAGGCGAGGGACGGTGCCGATGCTCCGGATGTCGTCGGTCTCCACGGCTGGTGGATCGAGGTGAAGAGCGGGAAGAACCTCGGCCCGAAGTCCGCGCTCGAACAGGCCGATGCGGCGCGCAAGCCTGACGACGTGCCGGTCGCCGTGCTGCGCTACGACCGGGAGAGACCCATGGCCATCATGTACTGGGAGGACCTGCTCTTCCTCATGCAGAAAGGCGGCGTCGGTGCGAAGCCGAGCGGTCACGAATGAGGCCATCGAGGTAGGCGCCAAGTTCGGCGCGCTCACCATCGTCAGCACGACGCCCATGGTCCAGCGCTGCGACTGCGGGGAGACCTGCAAGTGGAAGCGCATCGACCTCGTGAAGAACGGCGTCCGCTCGTGCGGCTGCCGTGGCCGTGGTCGCGGCATCGTCGGCCACGCACGATGGGCGCCCGGCGTCGAGTTCGGCACTTACCGCGTCGTCGAGAAGGCAGACGGCTACCGCAAGTGGCTCGTCAAGTGTGTGCGCTGCGGCACTGAGGCCGTGCGCGGAGAACCCAACCTGCATGCGAAGAACCGCCGCTGCTCTACCTGCGGCGGCATCGGAGTGAGAGATCCCAAATGAACCTGAAAACCCTGCATCTGCTCTACCCCATCAAACTCCCCTGGAGCGTCCACTACTCGGAGTTCGTCGAGCCTCGCGACGACTGGAAGGCGACCATCGAGGGCAACCTCATCTACATCCGGCAGGCCGGCATCACCCGCTTCATCATCAGCGCCGCCATGCTGCGCTTCGCCGAGGTGGTCGAGGACGCTGCTCCGCAGGCCCTCGTTGCGGCGCCTACGCCGCCCGCTACGCCGCTTGTCGTGACCAACCCGGAGCACGCCAAGGTCATCGAGCAAACGTTCGTTAAACGGCGTCCTGGACGGCCTCCGAAGGCCAAGCTAGTCTGACCTGTGTGCCGGCCCTGCCGCGGCCCCTCCCCCTCCTGCACGTCGGGGCCGGCACCCTATCTTCGGAGCAGCAACGATGGGAATTGCGAAGAGACTGAAGAACCCCGAGGGTGGCCTCACCGCGGCCGGGCGCGCGTACTACAAGCGCACCGAAGGCGCCAACCTGAAGCCTGGCGTCAAGGGCGCCGCCGACACGCCCCAGAAGCTGCGCCGCAAGGGCTCGTTCCTCACGCGCATGTTCTCGAACCCCAAGGGCGGGGCCGTGAAGCCCAATGGCAAGCCGACGCGCCGTGCGCTCTCGGCGGCAGCCTGGGGCGAGCCGGTGCCGAAGACAGCAGCCGGCATGGCCAAGCTCGCGGCCAAGGGCCGCAGCCTGCTCGAACGCTACCGTAGGCAGAAGAATGGCTAGGCGGAAGCAGCACCCCGTCATGGCGACGGTCGACGTGGCGCAGCAAGCGCCCGCCTCGCAGTCTCTTGCCCGCTTCCCGCGCGCGCCATTCTCGCTCACCAAGGACGAGAGCGAGTTCTTCGCGGTCGAGCAGATCACGAAGTACATGCTGGAGTCCGACTGGGATGCCCAGCGCGACTCGGAGGAGATCGGCAAGGCGTACAAGCTCACGCCGCGGCAGGTCGAGCAGTGCGTACGCGAGGCTCAGCGCAACATGCGCCGCAGCATCATGCGCCCGCAGTCCGCTCACCAGCTCGTCGCCTCCACCCTGGCTCGCGTCATCACCGAGAGCTTCGAGCAGGGAGACCTGCGCGGGGCCGCCGACGCTGCCGCCAAGCTCTCGACCGCTACGGGCACCCAGGCGGCGCTCAAGCTGAAGGTCTTGGAGACGCAGCAGCGCATGGACCAGATGCGTACGCGCCTTCTCACCGGCCAGGCCACGGCCGAAGAGGTTGCGGACCTCGTGGTCAAGGACCTGCTCGGGCAGGACTAGAGCACAATCACCGACGGCAGCGTCACGCCTTGCAGCTTCTTCTCGTAGCTGCGGGCGATGCTTCCGACCGCCTTCATGTACTCCTCTTCCGAGGCCGTGAAGTAGCCGCGCTTCTTCAGTTCCTTCACGTAGCCGTCCGCGTCGCCAGCCTTGGCGCGCTCGATGGCCGCAGGGAAGCGCCGGAAGAGCAGTTCAAGGTGAGCCTTGGCCGCGGAGTCCAAGTCTTCCCAGGAGGCGAAGCAGTTCATCGGCTGCTTGCCACTGAAGCGCAGGGTCTTGTGCGTCGCGTCCTGCTTCACGAGCGCAACCTCGGAACCAGGCTTCGAGGATGCCAGGTACTTGTCCGCATCCGCGTGCTTGAACCGCTCCGTCGTTGTGAAGTGCGTCCAATCGCACTGGCCGTGCTTCTTCGCCCCGCCCAGGTTGTAGTTCCATAGGCTCTTCCAATGGCCAGTTTCGAGTGCGCTCTGCGCGTGTAGGATGTGGAGCACGCGCCGCTGGGGCGGCGACCCGGTAAGCATTTGCCACGCCGTAGCAAACGATAGAAACACCTGCTCTGGAGACACAGGCGTCCGCTTAGCGGGTCGCTCGACTCCCATCAACCGCCTTTCATCGGCTTGCCGGCAGCGCGCATGGCGATGGCGATGATCTGGCTACGCTTGCGCTTTTTGCCGCCAGCGCCCTTCTCTTTGCCGGGCTTCTCGTTGTCGGCGTACAGCTCACGCATGTTCTTGGCGACACTCTTTCCGAGGGGCATAGTCAGACTCCTTTCAGTGCATCCAGCAGGCGAGCCTTGTCGGCGTCCTGGCAGTTGAGAGCGGCCACCGTCACGGCCGAGTGCAGGGATGGGTCGGCCTTGCAGGCGGCCACGAAGAGCGCGTTGCCGACGCCGTGCGTGTCCAGCATGCGCAGCGCCAGTTTCGCGCTCTGGCTCTCCGGAAGCAGCATCTTGCCGTCCGAGTCGAAGCGAGGGAACTGCATGCCTGCGGCTTCCTCTGCGATGTTGAGCAGTTGGAGCAGGATGGCGATCCAGTCGAGCTTGCCGTCGTCGATGATGCTCATCGCTTGCCGACCTCCGCGCTGCACTGGCCCGTGCTCAGCGCTTGCCTGACCGTCTCGTAGGCGAGCCCGCACGCCGCGGCGAGCCTGCCGTCCCCGTTGTGCTCGACCGCCTTGACGCACGACTGGTCGAGAGCGACCGCGTTCGCCGCGACAACCTTGCACGGATGAGTGCAGCAAGCAGACGACAGAGCGCCCACCAGAACCGCCAGCCGTTTCGCATGACTCATTGCTTGCCTCCTGCCACGAACTCTCCGATGGCCGAGACCATCTTCACGGGGTCCAGTCCCGTTGCCCGGAGGAAGCGGGTGAAGGCTGCGCGCCGGGGGCTCCGGTCATTCAGCTCCACCCACTCCTCGGGCGTACGGGTGCGAAGGATGATGTTCAAGAGGCCCGAAAGCGCGGGCCAAATGAAGACCATCCAAAGCTCCACCTTGTCGTTCATTGGACCGGCCCGATGTGAAACGCCTTGGCCACCGCGCCCATGATGGCGCTGGCGATGGCGAGAAAGACGAGCTTGAGCACGGCATCGGTGCCCATGCTCGCCTTCGTGCGGATCGTGCGGGCAAAGCGCAGGTCGTCGCGGAAGGCGTCCACGCTCTCTTGGTCGTCGGTGTCGACGCCGAGCTTAGAGAACGTCTCCCGCACGGCCTCGTGAGCCGCGGCCTTCGCGATTGCTGCGCTGTCCGTTGCCATGTCACGCCTCCGGGGGTTGCGTGTCTGCGACCTGCGCCGGCACCTGCTCCGCCACGAGGCCGAGCTTGGGTCCGAGGAGCGTAAGCGCCTCGTGAATGAGCGCGCTTTCGTGGATCTCGTACGCGCCGCGGGCTTGCCCCTTGGCGAGCGCCTGCACGAGCACCTGCGCGGCTTGGGATTCGTTGAGACTCATGTGTTCATCCTTGGTTTACCAGTGTCCGGGTCGATAAGCCCGAGCACGATGGCGTTAAAGAGTTTGGTGGCACCGCACGTTGCGCATAGTGCCGCAACGGCGGGCGTCACGGATCCACAATCGACAAGCGCGCCACCGTGAAAAGCTCGCAGCTCCACGACGTCTGCGGCGATCGTGAGGCTGCTTCCGCCGCAGAAGTCGCACGCCTTGCAGCGCCAGAGCTTTTCGAGCTTGGCCCGAGCGTGCTCCTGGTGCTGCGGCGTGAGCTTCATTCGACCGGTGCAGGCTCCTCGGTCGGCGCGGGCTCCGGCGTCGGCTCGGGAGCGGGCGGGGCGTCGGGGACGATCTCGACGATGGTCAGGCCGAGCTGCGCGGCGGTGTAGGTGTAGAGGTAGTCGTCATCCGTGCCCCACGCGGCGTAGGCGTCGCCCGTGAGGTTGATGGTGCCGGTCGTGAGGTTCGCGCGCTCGGCGTTCTGGAGCCACCATTGGTAGCTCGCAGAGGCGCCCGGCTGCACGTTCACGTTGTTGATGGAGAGCACCGTCGCGGTGCTCGGGAAGACTTGGACGGGTTCGATGGTGGCGAACATGGGGGATCCTTACACGCGGTAGGTGATGCTGAAGGCTGTCTGCTGTGTCGTCAGCGCAAACGTCGGCAAATAGATAAATCCATCGTTCCATGCCGTAACGGTGCCGACCGTCGTCGTGTCTCCGTAAACCATAATCGACGACGCCGTTGTGTTCGCGGCAGGCGTGATTGTGGCCGGAAGGCTTAGGGTCGTTGTTGGGCTGGTGCCGCTGTACTGCGCTCCGCCCGTCGCAACCATTCGTACCGTAATAGTCACCAAGCGACCGACGCGAGTGTAACTCGCCGTTACGGTTGGGTTTGTGCCTCCGAAGCCCGCTCGCGTCGGAGTCCACGTATTCTCTTCGTAGCAATCCAGCGTCTGCGTGTCCGCGTTGCCCGGCGTCGCGGGGAGCTTGAGGCCGTAGTTGGGGGTGGACGAGATGTCGAGGGACGACGGGCCGAGGGTTGCCGAAATGGAGCCATAGCTCTCGGCACCGATTGCCCCCGTGTACGAGTACAAGTTCGCCCCACCAGAGCTAAGCGGAACAATGGCGAGTCCACCATTTCCGCCCGCTGCGTTATGCCACTGCATACCGCCAGAGCCGCTTGCTTTGAAACTAACGATGTTGACGGACGCCGACGCGGGCGCCGTCGCGGTGCCGACGAGCAGTCGGCCCAAGCTGTCGAGGCGCATGCGCTCGGCATTCGTGCCGGCGCCGTTCGTGCGCGTAGCAAACGCAAGATACCCGCCGTACTGTCCGCTGGTGCCGTTCTCTTTGCGACCGCTGATCTGCGCCCAATGCGTCGCGGTGGACGCGTCATAGACGCCGCCAAACGTAATGGAGCCGCCCTTGTCTGCGCCTTGCGCGTCGTTTGACTGGACGGAAAGCAGACCCCAACCGGACTGATTGACGCTTGTTCCCGCCACATCGGCGCGTCCGACCGGCGTCGCCGTGCCAATGCCGACGTTGCCCGCGCTGTCGATGCGGGCGCGTTCGATGCGATTCGTCCCGCTGTAGGTATAAAAAGCGAGCGCCGCTGCAACCGATGTGGATACATCGAAGACGGCGGAAAGGCCCGGTGCTTGATTGTAAAAGCCAGCGTTGTAAAAATTGGCGTCCCCAAGGAACAGTGAGCCACCAATCGGAGATCCGGCCGTTGTCACAGCGGTCGACCACACCCCGATGCCGTCGTTTGAGCCCCCACGGACAGACGCGCGTGCATACGGACTCGCCGTGCCGATGCCGACGTTGCCGGCTGCGCTGGCGAAAATGGCATCGACGGTGCCCGCGTTCGTGCGCAGTCGAAACGTCCCGCTTGGTGCGAGCGCGTCGAAGATGGATGTCGCGCCCGATTGCGAAATGCGGGCGACGTTGGTTCCGCCGCCGTCGGTTACGCGCAACCCGTTGACGTTGTTGACAATGGTCAACAGTCCAATTTGAACGGATGATCCGTTGTCCGTGATGCTGCTGTTCCCAAGCGTCGTCCCCGAACTCCACACCGGGATCGTGCCGGGGGTGCCGGAGCCGCCGACGGGAGGCCCACCGGCTGCGGTGCCAGAGGAGATGATAGCTGGTGCGCTCATGTGGCTCTCCTCTCAGGTCGCGAGGACGGTCGCGATGATGGGGCCAGCCGCGCTTGCCCGCAGGTAGATCTTGCTCGCGTCCGTGTTGTCGAGACGGATGGTATCCGTAGGCGCGATGGCGATGCAGTTCGCCACAGCGCGGTCGCCAACAGCCGGCGCCGCACCAGACTGGTCGAGCGTCGTCGTCAGGTAGAGCGTAAGCGTCGCACTCGTGTTCTGGATGAGAAGGCCCTGAACGTAGTCCTGCGGCGTACGCTCCTGCGCAGCCGTGTTCGTACCCGTGCCGACCTGCCCGCGCCAGCGGCGCACTGGCATCGAGGCCGCGAGGCCAGAGTCGGCGACGACTCCTCCCGTCGCGCTCTCCAGTTGGAACCACTGCGCGTTCGTCACGCTCACCGCGTACTGACGCACCCCATTCGCAATCGCGCTTCCAGTCCTCATAGCCTTCTCCTCTCAGTTGGACACTCTAAGCAAGTCTCACCCTATCATCGCTGGCCCGCAGTGGCAGCGCCAAAGGCGTTTCGTGCCGCAGCTTGCCCGGAGGCGCCCGGCGTCGGCAAACGCCCACCAGCGGGCGGCTGGAAGGCTTGCTGGCCCATGCCGCTCACGATGCGCTGGATGCGGATGCCGCCGCCGCCCGTCTTCACCTTGGCGAAGTTGCGGGCCACGGTCGCAAGCTGCTGGTCCCCGCGCAGCTTCTCGTTCTCCGCGATGGCGCGCTGGAGGTTGCTCGCCAGCTCGTCGAGGTACTTCTGCCCGTTCGGAATCATGGCGAGGCCCTGCGCCGCCGCCGGAGCCATCGGGCCACCGTTGGCGATGAGCTGCGTCGCGTAGGCGTGGTCGAACAGGCTGCGCGCCATGACCGTCCAGCGACGCTCCGCCTCGCTCAGCGCCTTCTGCGTCGGGATGCCCTTCGGCATCTCGTCGACGAGTTTCTGCATCGTCGCGTCGTAGTCGGCGATGAAGCGCTCCTGCTGGTCGGGCGGCAGGTTGGCCGTCGCCTGGCGGATGCGCTCGTGCGCGAAGTCCGTCGACGCGGCCAGCTCGCGGATGCCCTGCGAAAGGCTCGTGTAGTCGGTCGGCTTCACGTCGACCAGCTTCTCCGCGTTGAACGCCCCGAGCAGCGGGCGCTGCGCGTTCAGGATGCTCTGCGTGACTTCGCGTGCGGCAACCTCCGGAGCGGCTGCCACGCTTGCGGACTTGCGGGCCACCTTCCCGGCCATGTCGGCGATGAAGCCGTCGCCGCGCTGGTTGTAGAGCCCACGCAGCGCCGTCGTGCCGAGGAAGAAGAGCGCAGCCGGGATGGGCTGCACCATCGCGAACGCACCGAGGGCGAACTGCGCAAGCGAGTCGCGGCCCACCGCGGACGTCGTTTCCCCCTTGGCCAGCGCATCCTCCGCACCGACCGCGAGCATGTCGGCGAGCGTGTAGTTGCGGTTAGGCACCACAAGCTGCTGCCGGATGCCAGGCGTGACCTGTTCCGCGGCGTCGAGGTAGAGGTTCTTGATCTCGTTGCGGAAGGTGGACTGCGCGCTGGTCAGAGGCTCGTGGATGCCCTGGCGCTCCTGGAAGCGCCGGCTCGTGGCGATCTCGTACTGTCGCAGGTCGCCGACCGTATACGGCTCACGCTTGGCGAGTGATTCGCGCAGCGCGTCCAACTCGGCGCGGATGTCCTGGAGCGGGATGTCGCCCATACCGCGCGTGCGGAGCTTCTTCTCGACGCGCGCAAGAGCCGCGTCGATGGCCTGCGGGCTGACGACCTGATTGAGCGCCGGGCCGTACATGGCCTCGACAGCCTTGCCGGCCTCCTCGCGGAGCACCTGTGCCATGGCGTTGCGCTGCTCGGCCGAGAGGTTCGTGAACGTGAGGCCCTTCGTCCCCACGTTGATGCTCTGGAGGAACTGGTTCTCCGGATGCGCCGCCTTCAGCTCCTCGATGCGCGCCGCCGCGTTGCGAACGTAGTCCGTCATCGCGGTCGAACCGAGCTTGCCAAGCTCGTCCTCGGTGAAGCGCTCGTTGAGCTTGCGCACGGCCTTCTGCGACTGGCCCCACTGCCGGAGCAGGTGGGTGCGCTCGACGCTCGACGCAGCCTTGCCGATCATGCTCGCGAGCGAGCTAGGAGCGCTCTCCGCAGCGACGTCCGTGAGCGCCTTCTGGCCCTTGACGAGCGCCTTGCCGCCGAGCGACAGGCCCTTGCCGATGGCGCCGCCTAGCGCCGTGGCCGCGAGCACTTCGCCTACGCCGCCAGGCTCCAGGCCAAGCTCCTGCTTGTACGCCTGCGACGCGCCGCCGTACACCGCGCCCTGCAGCGCCTGCCCGGCCACAGTCGGCTCGTACGGGGCTTTTGGCATCGCTGGCAGCTGCGGCATGGGTGCGCCCGCTGCGAGGTCGCCAAGCGCCTCCTGGGCGCCGCGCGGGGCCTCTCCAAGGCGAAGCCCGGCGCCACCCTCAACGGCTTCCTCTGCCATCCTGCCAGCCGGGCCCATGCGCAGCGCGCCAGGCGCAGACACCATACCTGGCGTCTCCAGCGCGCCAATGCCAGCAGGCGAGACGTTCGGTGGCGTAACCTCACCACGGAGCCCCGCGATGCGCTCACCGAAGGACATCGCAGGCGACACGTTCTCTGGAATAGGCGCAGTCGCCGCACGGGGAGACGCGGTGGCCACGTTGGCCGCCTCAATCTCGCCAGCCATGCGGCCCATGCGCTCGGCTTCAAGCGCACGAGCAGGCGCCGCAGCCTGCATCTGGGTCGCCTCGAACGCACGGCCAGCCTGAGCCGCCAAGTCCTCCTCGGCCTGGATGCCCGTACGCATGGCGCCAACGTCCAGGCGCTCCCGCTCTGCAAGCAGGCGCTCCCGCTCTGCGCCGATGCGGTCACGGCTGGCCTGCGAACGCGCACGGCGAGCAGCCGCAGCGTTGGCCTCAAGAGCGTCGTCGATACGCGAGAGTTCCGACTGCAAGAACTCGCTCTCCATCGCCGAGCTAGGCATCTGGGCGAAGTCCTCGACAGGCCCAACCTGGCCAGGAGCAAGACCACGCTCCATTGCCGCAGCCTCTTCGGCTGCACGAGCCTCGGCTGCACGAGCGCCAGCCGCACGAGTCGTAAGCTCCTCGGCCTGACGAGCGCGCATGGCAAGCTCAGGAGTGCGGAACGGGTCTGCGCCAAGGCGCAGCCCGGGCTCCGCAGGGGACACAGGCCCCGTCGAAGGACGGAACGCCAACGACAGCTCGTCAGCCGCAGCCTGCTCCTCAGCAGCGCGAGCCGCAGCCTGGCCACGTCCCGCCATCGACTGACGGGCACGCGAACGGAAGGCAAGCGATGCCGCTTCTTCAGCCGTAGGCGCAAGAGCTTGCGCTCCGCCAAGCGTAGGCATAGCTTGGCTGACACCACCCATGGCCGCCCTCTGCCCGCCCAGCTCCAACGTCTGCTCCGCCGCCCTCACCGCCGTCTGCGCAGGAGGCACCACCGCCCCCGTCGCAGCCTCGCCAAGCCGCAGTGCAGGCGATACCGCCGCCCGTTGTGCCGCTGCCACCTCGGCAGCTTGCGCAGCACCCCTGCCCGCAAGCCGCTGACCGACACGGCCAGCAAGCGCGAACGGGTCGACGAGCAGGCCGCCAAACTCCGCTGCGGCGGTGATGTTCGGACGGCCAAGCTCAAGCTCGCGCATGCGCTCGCGAGCCGTCTCGCTGACTGCGCCGAGGACTGCGGGGCCAGCGCCAAGCGTCAGCGCCTTGCCGAGGCCGAGCGCAGTCGCTTCCACTGCGCCGCCAATGCCGGAGGTCGCACGCTCAGCGGATGCCTGCTCGACGTCCGCCTCGTTTGCGAACGTGAGCCGGTCACGATAACGCCCCGCGTACTCCGGGGTCGTAAACATGAGCTTGCCCTCGTAGTTGATCGGAACCTTCTGGTTCTTCTCGAACGAGAACTTGCCCGTCGCGAGCGCGGCCGGGACGTCGCTAGGGTTGACGTCGATGAGCTGCTTCGCGGTCTTGTCGTAGAGCTTCATTTGGTCCCCGGAGCGGCAGGCGGCGGCGGCGGCGGCGTAACGACGTCGCCGTACAGGTCCTTGAGCTGATAGGCGAGCCAGTCGCGAGCGGCGCCACTCGTGCCCGAAGACTTGAGCAGCGACTCTGCCTCGGTGCGGACCTTACGCGACTCTTCCCCGAGAAGCGCCTGAAACTGCTGCGGTGTCGCGTAGTTGCGCATGTCAAACAGCGCACGTTCGTTCGCGGTGATTGCAGTGCCGCCAAGCGCACGCAAGCGTGCTCCGACGAAGTTCTGCCACGACCGCACGAAGGTTTGTCCTTCCGGCGAAAGCTGTTCGAGCGCGATGTTGCGCACGATGTTGTCGATCGTGGAGATGTCCTTCTCGTTCGCGATGCTACGCACCACGTTCGCAATGACGCCACTGGCTTCCTTGGCCACGTTCGGGTTGGCCTTGAGCTGGTTGAGCATGTCGCGCGTCTGCTCGCCGCGCGTGTAGAGCCCCTGCTTCTCTGCGAGCGTAAGCTGCTCGCGCACGCGCGCCTTGTCCTCTTTGTCGAGGGCGCCGTAGCTGACGCTAGAAGCCCTGAGCTGCGCTTCGAGCTGACGGCGCTGCGCTTCGAGCTGCGCGTTGAACTGCGCCTGCTGGTTCTGCGCCGCCACGTTGAACTGCTCGACGCGGCCCTTCTGCTCGCCGAGGCCCTGAAGGATGCGCGCTTGCGCTTCGAGGAGCGGGCGGGCTGCCTGCGCGTCCGTAAGCCCCACCTGCTTCGCAATCTTGCCAAGCTGGTCTGCGTAAAAGAGCCCCTGCTGCTTCGCCAGTGCCTCTGCGCCAAGGCGCTCGTCGCCGACCTGGCGGATGGCGTCCATGAGGCCGTTGCGCTTCACCTCGTAGCCCTGAAGCATACGACGGTAGTCGTTCTCCTGGAGCCCGATGTCCTGCGCGATGCGGTTCTGCACCAGCGAGAGGATCTGGTTCGTTGCCGCCTTGCCCTGCATGGCTTCGCCGATGTTCGAGAGCGTGGATGCGATACCGAGCCCAAAGGTAGTCGCTGCGCGCTCGCCACCCTGGCCGAAGATGCGGTTCGGGTCGACGCGGAACGATTCGACGCGCTTGCTCATCTCATCTGTAAGCGTCTGCTGCTGCTTGCCGAGGTCGACGAGCCGGCCCATGCGGCCTTCCTCTGCCGCCAGGCGCTGCTGCACACGCTGCGACTCCTGGGCCTGGAGCGGCGTCACCTGCTGCGCATATCGCCGGCCGGCCTCCAGCTCGGCCTGGATTGCGCCACTTGCCTGCGTCGAGGCTCGCTCGATTTCCTCCGGCAGCGAGAGTGTGCGAGCCTTGTATCCGCCGAGCGAGCCGACACTGACGCCGCCAGCGGCGCCAGCCCCACCCTCCGGCTGCTGCCCAAATCGTGCGGCAAGACGCTCGACTTCGTTAGGGTCTTGTCGTTCGATGCCGGGCAGATCGGCAGGCGCCATCTGCGGCGTTGCCGTCGCCTGAGGCTCTGGCACAACGCCACCCTTGGCCAGGCCGTAGCTCATGTCCCCAGGACGAGCCGCACCTGGGGCAGCAAGAACGCGCTTCGCCAACTCCGTCCAGGTGAAGTTCTGTGCATTCAGCCCAAGGTCTTTTGGCTGAGCCGGTTGAACAGGCTTAGCTACCGGCGCGGGCTGCGCCATGTTCGCTGCCGCGAGATCACCTACACCCATCACATACCTCTCATTCCGCGCGGGGTGCCAAGCCGTTGAAGGAACGATGCCCCGATCTTGGGGATGGACGTCCCTAGCTGAAGTGCCTGGCGGCCGGCAGCCTGAACTCCAGTGGCGATCGGTTCAAGCCCACCTAGCGCAAGCGGCTGGCCCGACGCGCGCTGCGCCTCTCGCTGCAATCGCTCGCTGTTGGCTTGAAATGCAGCGCCAGCATCAGCAGTAGTTCCGCCAGTCTGATACCTCGCCTGCCCACCCGGTCCTCGCAGCGCAGACTGTTCCGCGTTGTACGCTTGCGCCTCCGCCTCGGACAGCTTGTTTGCCGGAGTCTGGTCGGTCGGGCTGCGAGTGAACGCCTCGCCTGCGACGCCAGCCGCACCTTGGATGCCTGCGCCAACAAGGCGTTGCATGTACTCGCGACGAGCGGCGCCCTGGGCAGCCTCTTGCGTCGCCACGCCCATCTGCGCTTGCGCGAGAGCGTTGCGAGCGCGGGCCATCTCTTCGGCGCGCGTCTGCGCTGCCACGGCGCCCTGCTGCGCCATGACTTCGGGAGCCGCCTGCATGGCCGCGCGCACGTTGCCCGCACGCTGCTGCACGTTGCCACGCTGCGCGAGGCTGGCGAGCGCCTGCTGCGTGCGCTGCTGCTGCGCGAGCGCCGCGAGCTGCGCCGGAGAAGCCGTACGGCCCTCAGCCTCCGCCGTGAGCCGGTCGATGGCTTCCTGCCGACGCGCTGCCGCGCGGCGCTCTTCCTCGCTCGGCTCGTCCAGGCCAAACAGGCCGCCGATGCCCTTCGCGACGACCGGCGCGAGCAGGTTTACGCCTGCCGCTGTCCCGAGAGAAACTGGATCGATCGCCATGGCTACTCCTAATGCTTGGCTCCGCTGGTGATACGCTTATCGAGGCCGCTCTTCAAGCCGACGATCAGAGCGAGGTTAGAGAAAGCGGTGCCGTACCCGTGCGTGAGCCCGGTGATGCTTGCCGGCGCCGTTTCGGCGTACGAGAGCGTGAGCTTCTGGCCTTTCTGCTCCGCGACGTGAACCTCGTACACCTCACGGTTCTGGTCGGCGTAGACCGCAGTGGCCTCTGCTTCCGTCCAGGATGCCGTTTGCAGGCCGTTGTTGAGCCCGGTGCTGGCGTAGTCGGTCTGGAGCGTGAAAGACGCGCCATGGGCCTCCCTCGTGGCAGGAGCGCCCGTGCTCGTCGTCGGGATGGGGCTGCCGAAGACTCGGATGCGCTTGAGGCGCTGGTAGCCCTGGATCTGGTTCATGGCGATGGGCGCCGTCTGCCAGGACATCGGCACGTAGAGTCGACCGTTGTTGGTGGCGTTCGGGCCAACGTCGAAGAACGTAGCGTCGCTTTGCCGGAAGATGATGGTCTGGCTGGTCCCGACAGTCGGGATGTAGCGCGCCATCATGTGCGGCACGTTGCCGACCATCGTCACGGCTGACGGCGTGCGCACCGTCGTCGTCCAGGGGCCGAGGCTGTGCGTGGACCAGGTGTCGGTCAGGTAGTTGTACGTGGCCCAGTCAACCTGGCTTGCCCCGTCCGCCTTAAAGACGAACCAGACTTCGTTGTCGCGCGCGTTGTGCGCCGCCGACACGATGTTGCCGAGCTGCTTCAGGCTGTCGTCGAGCTTCAGCCCGACCGGCGTAATGCTCATGTCGCGGGCGAGCAGTTCGATGGTGCGCGCCGACTGGAAGAACACGCCGACCGGCGTCTCGACGACGCTGCGGTGATCGATGCAGCCAATGCCGTGCGGCATGCGCACGGGCGTACCGAGCGTGTTCGAGACGTAGCCGCGGTTGATGGCGCCGCCAGCGTCGTCTGGCATGTCGCCGGGGACGATGAAGGTCATGTTCTGCTTGAAGATGACCAGCACGCTCTCCAGGCTCGCGAGGCCAGTGACGGGGCCGCCGTCCTCGATCTGGATGGTGAGCGCGTCGTTGAAGCCAGGGGCGTCGGTCGGCGACAGCTCCTTCGAGAACCACACGACCGTCGCGTCGTCCGCGCCGCCCGCCACGAGGCGGTTCTGATGCACGGTCATGCAGAGCGCGCTAGGAGGCGGCACGTTGTCGAGCACGCCGCCCGTCGTGTAGAGGAACGGCTGCGAGAGCAGGCCGTTGTAGTCGCCCTGCGGACCGTCGAAGCACTTGAAGTTGTTCGTGACGAGGCCGTACGGATTCGCCCCAGCGCCACCCGCGTTGGCGGCCGAGTACGGCACGACGCCGCGCGTCGTGTTGCGGCTGATGGTGAAGTCGTTCTTGTACTCCGGGAGGAAGTTCGAGAACGGCACACGGTAGAACACCGTCGCGAACGGCTCCGCGGTGAAGTACGGCTGAAGCACCGTACGCTTGGAGTCGGCGACCGCAGTCTTGAGGCGGTTCGTCAGCTCAAGCCGAGGCACGTAGAAGCCGTAGCGATACTCGTCCACGACGCCGCCAGGGTTTGGCTCATTCTGCATTGAAGAGACGGCCTTGGTGTAACTGATCGTCGCGCAGATAGAAAATGCTGTGGCCTGGCTCGGCGCGCTGCGGACGACGCGGCCCGTCCCGTCGACCGCCTCGTAGCACCAACGAACAAGGAAGTCGCCGTTCGCCACCAACGGCTCGTAGCGATTTCCTGGTTGATACTGATTTGCAGGCGCAGTGCTTCCGTCAACTGCCGCCTTCCTCGGTGCCCAGTTCACAAGGAACGCCTTGCTCCCAGCCGTAGCGTCTAGCGTGACGTTGTACGCAGAATAGCCGCTCTGGAAACGGCCATAGTAGTGCTGCATCGACAGGTCATTAGCTCCGACTCCAGCCGCCTGCTGCGCGCGCCCCTGCACCTGTTGAAAGCGAGGGTCGATATAAACAGCCTGATAGTCCTTTGTAGGGTCGCCACCCCACGCCGTCGACATGTTTCCCCATGCGGGCGAGCCAATGGTGATGACGCCAAGACTGTTTGCGGCCGGGATGTTCCCAGTGGCGCTGTTGAACCCAGCTTCGTATGCGAACCATGGGCGCGTGATACCCCACAGGAGCGGCCCGTTTCTGTAAGACGAGTAGCTGAAGTTGTACCAGAACGCGAAGTTTGGCTTATCGCCGCTGTACGGGTTGGTGCTGTCCTGCTGCACCTGATACAGCTTAGATGTCAACCTGTCGTACGCGATGCTCGTCAGGTCAGCCTGCGGCCAAAGCAGCATCGTCGCCTCGTTGCACGAGCTGCCGTCGTAGGCCGACAAGATGCCGCCGTTGACGATGGTGTAGTCGCCCCACTGCTTCAGTGTGCGCCAGTTGCCAGGCTGGGTGGTGTAGTCGAGCGCGAACACTTCGCTTCCACCGTCGTTCTGGCCCTGCCGGATAGCTCCGCAGGTAAACTTGGTGATGGTCGTGTCGCTGCGCTGCCACGTCAGTCGTGGGCAGTTGAGAGGTGCCGCTGCGATGCGGGCCATGTTCATCGACTCGACGAACACACCCTGGTTGTTTGTGTAGACGACGCCGCCGGCGTACTGAATCGGGTTGCTATCAACAGGATCGAGCGCCGTCGCGACGGTCGCGTTGCCGTTCGTGAACGAGACGAAGAACGCACTGCGCTGGTAGTCGTCGCCAGCAGGCGTTAGGACGCAGCCAAGGCGCTCCGTCGTCGCGTTCATGCGGACCAGTCCGCTCATCATGCGCCACGGGCCGCCGAGCGCGCACCAGATCGGTCTCGAAGTGCTGCTGCCCGTCGTCGCGTAGTCGTTGAGATCGCGACGGAGCTGAGCGCCTACCAGCCACGGGTAGACCTCGAAGTAGTTGCTCCGCGCGAACGGGCTCACGTAGCCGAGCGGGGCGTCGCCGTTCGGGCCACTGAACGTAGCCGCCGAAGTCGAGGACACTGCCAAGACGACGCCGGCAAGAGTGCTCGTGACATCCCAACGATGCACGCACTGCTCTACGCCAATGCTCGTCTCCACGATCGACTGAGCAGACGGGTCCGTGTTCGAGCCGATATCGTTAAATGCCACATACGACAGGGTAAGCGGTAGCGGATCGTTGAAGTCGTCGAACACTTCAAGCGTCCCGGCTGGCACCGCCACGGGGGCGCCCCAGGCTCCAGTATATGGATTTGCGCGCGTTTCAAGCTGAGTGATAGTTGCCAGGGCCGGTGCGCCGGCCACATTGGCGGCTCCACGTCCGTCGTACACTTGCGCTTCAATTGGCACGCCGCCGGCGTCAAACGCCACGACAGCGAGGCATTTGACACCAGCGCCAGTAGACAAGCGGCAGTATTGAATGGTGTTTGCAAATCCAACCGCTGCTGCCCCAGGTGGGATTTGCACCCTTGTTACGTTTCGCTGATCAATGACAGCCGTATCCAGCGTCGGCGCAACGCCGATGTTCGGGTGCCATACGCCAACAGTGTTGCTTGCCGGGTACGTGTGCTGCGGACGCGGATACCTCCCTGAAGCAGCAATCGTCGGAGTATTAATACCCGTATAAACTGACGGGTTATCGTATTGCGCCCCCGTGCCAGCAAACGCCGCCTTGTAGACAAGCATATACGGCTGCGTTGACCCGTCCAGGAACTCAGACGTTACGATTGGCTGCCTCGACGAGTTGGCAGAATACGTGATAGCCGCGATGTATTGAGCCACACGGCTAGCCGAACCACTATACTTCGTCTCGCCAGCCGCCCCGCCGAGCTTGAACAGCGAGAAGTTGTCCTCGGTCTGGAAGCCAGCGCGATGCAGCCAGGCGAAGTTGTCGGTACTAACCGCGATGGACCCGCCGTTGCAGTTCGCGTTCGTCACGACGAACTTGCCGTCGAGGTAGAACGGCGCCGCGTCCTGCTCGTAGACCATGCGGATAGCGATGGCCACGTTGACGCCGATGGGGTCCGTCTCCAGCACGACGCCGCGCGGCGTGTAGCGCTGCCAATCGTGGACGCTCAGCGTGGTCGAGCCGCTTGCGTTGGCGTTACTGATGACGCCGCCAGGCATCGTGAACGTCGTCGTGAACACGCCCGTCGTCGCGTTAAACGACTCAAGGCGCAGATAGACGTCCGACGAGGCAGGCGACGCATCGTTGTCGCACCAGGCAAACAGGAAGTAGTTGCGGCCTGCGACGTTCGTGATGTCGAACGCACGCCAGTACGGACGACCCGTGAACGCCGTCGTCGGGAAACCCGTGAAGATGCGCGTCGCCTTGAGCGAACCATCGGTTGCGTTAATGACGAACGCTTCGATGACCTGGTAGCCGCGCCGGAACGCGACGACCCAGTGGCGCGTCGTGCCCGCATCTGCGAGCGACAGCATCATGCGCATGTCGCTCACCTGCGCCGTCGCGACGCCGGCGGAGTCGAGGATGCGCGTAGGCGGCGTAACGAACGATCCATCCGTCGTGCGCTGCACCGAGACGTAGAGACCGTGAGTACCGGCCGGCTGCTGGCGGATAGCCTTGTCGTTCGTCAGGTCTTGCCCGTTGCGCGCGCCGAGTACCCAGGCGGTGCAGCGCAGCGTCCCGGCGTCGTTGACCATCGACTCGACTTCGGTGATCTCGCCACCCGTCGCGTCGACCGGATGCAGCGTACCGTAGCAGGACGGGATGCGGTTCACCTCACGGTAGCCGTGCGTGGCGTCGGAGCCGACGTACTCGAACAGGGTGCTTCCTGCCGCTACGAGGAGCTTAGAGCCGTCTTGCGCGTCGTTGGCGCCGATGGCCTCGGCGTCGGACGGAAGGACCGTGGCGGTGCCTCCAAAGGCCGTGGCGGGGGTGTTCGTGGTGCCAGTCTGCGCGAGCAGGTGCATCCCGGCGCGCTTCTCGATGCGACCAGGCTTGCGGACGACGCAGTTCTGGAGCCGCGCCATGTTCGGCGGCTGGAGCTGGTCCGGGTCCGTGTGCTGGTCGATGCCGCCGACGAACGGAACCTGGACGATGGAATCACGAGTCGGCATCAGAAGATCTCCAGGTGCAGTCGTACCGGCGTCGTGACGTCGTTCCCGTTGTCGTCTTTGGGAGCGATGTAGCGCAGCCGCATGATCTTTTGCCCGAGCGGCCCAGGAACTTCAACCACTTGCAGGTTCGGCGCGGCGTACGGAGCCGAGGAGGCGTTCGGCGTGTCGGTCACGACCTTGGCGATGTTGAAGCCGGCTGCGTTGCGGCCGAGTGCGTGCGGGATGTCGACGATCTGGCCGGGCTTGAACTGAATGCCGGCGTCGGGCGTCTGCTGGCCGAGCGACGTCACGAGCTGCTTCGGCGGAGGCTGCTGACGGAGCGCCTTCGTGGCCTGCGCCAGGCTGTCCTGCATGGCGTTGACGAGCGGGTCCTTCGCGTCGCGGGTGAGGTACTGCGACGGCTTGTCGAGCTGCGGCATGGCGACCTCCTAGTAGCGTCGGGCGTAGCTGGCGGAGTAAGGCCAGAGGCCCGTGTTGTAGCTGACGTCCGTGATGCGCTTGGCCTGGCCAGCGTCGCGGTTCTGAAGCGCCGTAGTGATGCGACTCCAGACACGAGCGGCCTCGCGCTCAAGCTGCGAAGTGTCGCTCTCCTCCTTCGCGAGGAGCTTGATGGCCGCGTCGATGACCACCCACTCTTCCCATCCGTTGCGGCCGTCGAGCGAGTCGACCGTGATGGTGCCGACGCTCGTCTGATAGCCAGGTGGGAAGGTCGGATACACCGAGTTCGGGTTGAACCCAAAGGCCCACGACGGCACCGTGTAGCCGCTCGTGTAGTCGGTAATGACGACGCTGGTGATGGCGCCGCCAGCGATGACGACCGTTGCGGTCATCCCGACACCGGCCCCGCCATGCACGGGTACTTCGTAGTAGGTGCCGTCCGTGAGGCCAGAGCCGCCATTCGTGACCGTGGCCGTGTAGCCCACAGCCTTGGCGCTGGGATAGTACCAGACGCGCAAGTACGAAATCCCGTTCGAGTTCTCCGGGATGATCTGGATGGCATCGCGCTGCGTCACGGGGTTCTGCATGACGCGGTAGGCGATGATCGGGTAGTACGGGTTCAGCGCAGGGGTTGCCGCGTAGATGTTACGCTCCTCCCAGTTGAACCGAGGCACGTTGACGACTACCTCGTCCGAGTACACGGCGTCGACGCCGCGCACCTGGTAGACGTCCGTAGCCTTCAGGCCTGGCACGGAGGTGTTCAGCGGGGCGAAGTCGTAGAAGCCGCCATTCGTCGCGGCGATGTCGACGTACTTGAGGTAGTAGTCCTCGCCAGACGAGCACATTTGCTCGTAGAGCTGCGTCCACGACTGAGAGACGGCCCGGTCGACCTCCCAGTCCGTAACGAAGGCGGAGTTCACCATATCGGCCCGCTGACGAACCTCGGCCCGCAGGTCGGTAGTAGTCCTCGAACGCGACATGGTGAACTCCTAGCCTATCAGTCTTCTTCTTCGTAGTCGCCGCACATGGAAACGAGCGCGTCGAAGGCTTCCGCCCCTGCCTCATCGTCTCCCATCTCGAAGGCCTTCCGCATCTTGCGGAACATCTTCACCTTGTCGGGCGAAGGGCCTTCCATCTTGGAAGAGGACGGACCCTCTTCCTCGTCGTCACCACCCTCCCCGGGTTTCATCCCGAGGAGGATGGCAATCTTGCCGCCCTTGCCGCGCATCACACCGTCACCGCGGTATCGCGAACGATGCACTCGAAGCAGATGTCGTCGTCCGTCGCGAGGTCGGCGAGCGCGCCAGCCGCGTCGAGAGCCCCAAGGATGACACCAGCGATGGTGCCGTCTGCGTTCGTGACGATGCTCTGGACGACGATCCAGCGCGGGTTGGTTGCGGGCAGCGCCACGACAGGCGTAGCGAAGCAGGCAACCAGCCCGAGGACGGGGGTAAGCTCCGACGTCGAGTTGCCGAAGCGGATGCGGTACAGGCCGGTGCCGGTGCGGTCAACGACGTAGCGCTTGCCTTCGAGTACAGACGGCGCGTTTACGCCATCCGTGTTGAAGCGACCGCTGACGCGCGTGTCGCCCGGGATGTTGGTCCTCAGTTGGGACCGGAGTGCAGAAGGACCCATGGCGTTCTCCCTTTCAGGCTATCAGGCGCCCCAGTTGTAGAGGAAGCCGTTCGAGCCGGGGTTGTCGCAGCCGATCTGGTAGTACGACGCGAAGCGCGACTGGTAGTTGTCCGTGAGCGGGTCGCGGAGAACGGTCACGCCGTCGAAGTCGACGAGCTGAAACATGCCGCCAGGCGCGCAGCTAATGCTCCACGTCGGGAGGTTCAGCATGTACGCCTTGTTCATCGGGCAGAAGGGATCCTGGATGAACGGGATCGGGCCGTTCTGGCCAACGAACACGATGTCCTGGAAGTTGAGGTTCTGCTTCGGGTCCTGCGCCGGGATGCGGATGACGTCCGAGAGCGCCGACTTCTTGAGGTTGCCGATGGCGAGCGGGTTCGCGACGATGTGCGTCGGGTAGCCCATGCCCTGAAAGAGGATGTTCGCCTCAAGGTCCTGAAGCGCCTCGACCATGTTGCGGCCAGCCGCGTTCGACACCTGGCCGCCGAAGCGAACCTTGTCCGCCGCGCGGTTGAGGCCGAAGAGCGTGTTGCCGACCGCGGGGTTCGTGCCGATGAGGTCGCCACCGATCC